ACAGTAGATTTAATTAATTGTATATCTTCTACTAATTCAGAAATAGATCTTCCATAAAATCTATGTGGCATTAGTATTGGTGTAACAGAAACAAATGGCATTGAATCAATTTCTTCAATACCTAAAATTTTATAAGCAGAATCTCCAGCTATGCACGCTTTAATTAATTCTGCTTTACCATCTCCATTAATATCTATTCTTGCATAACATTCATGAATTAAAACCTCATCAGTACTATCATCACCTCTATCTTGTGGCGCAGAATAATCTGTATCTTGAAATCTAATATGTCTATCTTCTAAATAATAATTAGTATCTCCAATTGGAAGATTGTTTACAATTTCTGGATCATAACCCATTTCGATTAATTGGGTTCTGCTCATGTTAGTTCTATGAGCTATAAAATTTGCATCTTCAATAGATTTAGCTCTACGTTCAATTAAAAATTCTTCAGGTGGTACAGGTTCAATTTTTACTTTTCCATATTTAGTTGTTTTATGTAAAACGCAATCATGATATTTAATTATATCTAAAACATTTCCTTGATCATCTTTTATTTCTTCTTCATACTCAGTGTGTTCAGATACACTAACTTCATCATCGTTTACTAAATCTATAAATTCATCATCTGTTAATTTTTGATATTCTTCTCTAGTTGTTTTTTCAGACTCATCCCAGAATACTTTTAAGATTCCATTTTTTTGGATAAGTGCATCTTTAAATGCAGTATATAAACTTACAAATCCATCATTCTCTTTGTAGAAAATATAATTTAAATAATCGGTAGCTTGTTTGGCAAGTTCTTCATCTTCTGCACCAACAGGTTCACATTCAAACACATTGTCGCTTGCAGTAAAGATTCTCATTAAAGAAGGCATTAAAGCTTCAACAGTATCTGAAACGTCTGTAGAGATAACTTGTGATCTACCTTCTTGTTCATTACCAAAAGGTTTACCAAGATAGTATTCTAATGATCGTTTTCTTCTACTGACAATTTCCCCACCAATGTAACCTGAGGATGCTCTAATTTCTCTATTTAATATGGATAAAATTTCTTGTTCTGTTTTTTTAATCATACTATAAATTTTGTATCAACATAAATTGGTTTATCCCAGTCTGTCGATGTAACTGGATCATGAACACATCCATAACGAAAAGCATCAGCAGCATGAGAACACCAATCATGCAAAGGTTTGTTTTTAAAAACCTGGTTTTTCTCATCCCATTGCTTACGATACTGACGCAACGCATCAATGCCCAGTTTACATTTTTCTCTATCAAACCAGCAGTATGGTAACATATTTCGCACAGATTCGATACCATGATCTACTTCTAATTTAGGCGCTATCTCAAAGTCAATACCTAAATCTCTAGAAACTTCTAGTCTTGACTTTCCTGTTCCAAGTTCTCTAGCTTGAATATCATGTGGTGCAATATGTCTAGAATATAAATATTGTTTATTTTCTAGCACATCTGCGTAATGCATTAAGCTTTCACCAGAATTTTCGTAATAATCTATAACGTGCAATTCTTCACCTATTCTTTGAACAAACCATATAGCTGTTGAATCACCTATACCTAAATCCCACCATGTTTCTACACCTGCATTCTCATCTACAGGTACACTACCAATCCTACCTTCGTTATCAGCATTGGTCATAAGTTTACCAAAATATGATCCAGAAACAGCAGCAGTAAAAGAACATTCAAATTCTTGATTGTATTGTTCTTCAGTCATAATAGACTTAGCCATTTCTAATTCTTCTTTATCAACAACATTTGTTTCGCTAGCTCTATATAAAGCTCCAAACCAATCTTGATGTCCTCTTAAAGAATAATCGTACACTTCCCAAAATTGATTATGACCCATTGGAGTTCCAATAAATATTACAAATCCTTTTGTGTCTGCAATAGCTGGTCGTATAATTTCAGTCCATGTTCTTGGAGCCATAATGGCATACTCATCCATTACTACACCATGAAAACCCATACCCCTAAGTGAGTCAGCATTATCTGCTCCAAATATTTGTATTCTAGATTCATTCCAAAAATCTACACGCAATTCAGATTCATTTCTTTGACCACCTAAATCCATTAAAGGTTTTGTATAATATTTTAAATAATCCCAAACAATAGATTTACCTTGACGATAGGTAGGTGCAATGTATGCAAGTTTTTGTCTTGGTTCTTTTGTAGCTGCTAAAATTAATTCGTTAATAGCTAATACAGATTTACCAAATCGTCTATGACAGACTAAGACATTAAATCGTTTAAGTGATTTGTGAACTTCCTTTTGAAGCGGTCTAGGTTTATAGGGAATGGATATACTTACTTGTTTAGTCTTCCCACTTGAGATCGACTCTAATTGGGGAAGTTTCGATTCTATTGGTTGTTGGAGCTTTTCCATGTACATAAGGTGCAGCTTTTTCTGCTGCGTAAAGTTTTCGTTCTGGTGAACTTAATGGATGGTTTAACACAGAAAGCAAATAATCTAAAGGGGATGTTTGATATTTTACAGCAAGCTCCTGCATATCTTTCCATTTTTTACGGAAAGAGGATCCTTTAGGTCTTCCTGCACCTTCTCGTTTACCACCTCGTTTATCTACTTTGTTTTCTTCCATTAGATTCCACGTCTAATCAATCTTGAATTTAAATCTCTATCTTCACCAACTTTAGGTGCTTCCTCATATCTTCTAGATTTAGATCCTAAAAAATATGCTGTGCCAGCAATAGCTGTTGAAGTAACTGGATGTCTAACAGCAAGTTTAGCAACTTTACCTATGCCTTTTCCAACTTCGCCTAAAAATTTATATTCGCCTGGTATTCGTTTTGCAATGTTCTTTACATTCATTTTAACTTTTTGATATCCAGCTTTATACGGACTGTATTTAACTAGTTCTTTTCCTGTTGCCATTATTTTTTTCTCCCTTTAGCTGCTAATTGTTGGAATTTTTTTTTACCATATTTTTTACGTCCAATTGCAGCAGCAAGTGCTTTTGGATTTTTAACGCCTTGTTGTTTTAATTTATCAGTAAGTTTTTTAAATCTAGTACCTGTTCCTAATTTTGCTTTTTTCATATTAGTATTTTTTTTTCACTTTCATGTTTTTCTTTTTAGCATATTTTTTTGCTGCGGCTTTGCCTTGCTTAGTATATGCAAACTTCTTTTTTCCTACCATTGGCATTATTCGTCATCTCCTTCATAATAGTTGTTATTATCTGAAATTAAATTTTCAATTTCAATTATAATTTGTTCTTGTTCATAATGTAAATCTTTTAATTCTTCAAGTAAATCTTCTAATGGCTTTGTCATTATCGAAGTAAACCACGCATAGCTATTTCCCTAGTTGTAGGTGGTTGCATAGCTTGTTCTTGTGGTTTTCCCATTTGTTGTAATTGGGGATTGTTGCCTTGATCTAATAAAGCTTTTTGCTTTTCTATTTCAGGCATCATTTTAGCTTTAATTACAATAGCTAGCTTTTCACTTTCTTGTGGAGTTAAACTCATAAGGTCTTCAGCTAGTTGTTCGATTTTATCTTTTGCCATTTTTTTTAATTTACTTATTATACATATCCAGCTTTTTTTAAAGATTTGTATCTGGGATCTGATTTAGGTAATTTTTTAAACTCTGATATTAATTTTTTTTCCATATCTTCACTTGTGGATTTAATATTTTTATAACCAAGATATCCAATTCCAGCTGCACCAGTTCCTACAATGGCAGCTTTTTTATAAGGATGCAAAGAATCATATTTCTTTTTTACTTTTTCTGATGTATCAATAGTTTTTCTTTTAAATGCATTATAAGCATTTTTTGCTTTCATCTTTAAAGTTTTAGGTCTTTTAAAAACATTAAAGTATTGTGATATATTTTTAATCATTATCATCTTCTCCACTTAAAAAATATCCCCCAGCAATTAAAGCAGCTTTTGGTGCAATAGCACTAGCAACATATCCTGCTTTACCAAGAGGCGAAGATTTTTTCCATTTTCTTGCTAATTGAACACCTAGTTCATTTTTCTTTTTTAAAATCTCTCGTCTTTTTGCATATTTAAATGTATTTTTAAATTGCTTAGAAGGATCTTTTATAATTTTATTAAAATCATAAGCATCGGTTTTAATCATGGGATCTCCAGTTTTAATTTTTTTTTGAGTTGGTTTTGTAATAGCCCATTTTCCAAAATCTTTGGCTTTATGTTTTAAAAAAATTGCTGCTGCTTTTAAATTTCCAATCATATTGGTTTACCTTGTCCTCTATAAGTGTTTTTATCTTTCTTGCTATGTCTGCCTGGGCGTTTGCGTCTTTTATTTTTTATATAATTATTAACGCCAAACCCCTTGGCTTTCTTAGCCATTAATATTCGTCTTCATCATCACCAGCTAGGAAAGAACCTAATACATAACCACCTATTCCAGCAGAAGTAGTTTTTCTTCTAGCTGAAGTACCTAAGGTTGTTCCATAAAGCTGTCTATAACCCTCATATCCTTTTTGGCTAGCACCTTTGATACCTTTAATCATTTTCGCTTCTCCTGAAGCAAATTTGGTGCCTTCAAAGGCAGGTTTAGTAGCTTTGTCATATGCTGGTTTTAAAACTTTTTTAATTTTGCTTGGACGCATTGCTCTTGCAGCTTTATATCCGTAAGAAGCAATTGTTCTATATATGTTGCCTAATATTAATGGGATTGCCATAATTTTATTCTCCTGTTTTTTATAAACTAATTATAGCAAACCCCCTATTATAATTCTACCATTTGTAAACAAACCCCCCCATTTATCTTTAGTGTTGTAGTTAACCCCCCTATATATTTTATCCATACTCATATCAATATCGCTTGGTGTAACTTACAAACCCGTCATTTGCTGTTGCAAATGTCATATTGTTGTTATCGTTGTAACTCGCTGTTGCTCGTTGCTTAGATGTTCACTTAGCGTTTCACTTTGCCTGCGTTCCTTACAGGTAAGGACGCAGTCAAAATGTTATTGATATAATGATATCTATATTTGATTGTTATCCCCATAATAATTAACAGATAGGATAATCTATGGATAAAGTAACACACATAAATGAGGCACAATACTCACTATTTGACTTAAGTGATATGCCTATTACACCATTACCTTCTAAGGATTTACATCCTCATGATAAGGTTAAACTAGATATAGTATATAGCTATCTAACAAACAAAGTGTTTAAAAAGAAAGGAGAATAGATATGATTACATTCTTAACAGGACTAGCTTTAACATTGGCAAGTATTTACTTGTTAATTATGATTGGCGGGTTTTTCTTTGGGTTTTTTATCTTTAAGAAACTAGCAGAAGAATCAGACAAGAAGGATGCAATAGATGCTTAAGATATTAACAATAATACTAACAGTGTCTTTGTTTGCGCTTGGTATCTTCTTCGCCATTGAGGGAGATACTGAACTGCTAATAGTTAGTTTTAGTGCAGCTATTCTATATATATATCTTATCATAGATGAACTTCGCAATCAAGCTAACAAGTGAGCTGATTGCTCATAAACATTAAAAGGAAAGGAAAATATATGTCAAACTATAAATCATATATACAAACTAAAAGTCCAGAAGAAAGAAAGCAATATGTTCAACAACAGATAGCTTTAGGTAATCCAAAATACAAGAATAGAAATGATTGGATTAAAGAGAACATAGACAAGATTAGATTAAATAATCTTGAAACTGTTGTTGCTAAAATATTGGCTAAATTAAATAAATAACAACAAACTGCTAACTCCCCCAGCAATGGGGGATAAGCAAAGAAAGGATAATATGGGATATACAAATTATTGGCATCAAAATAGAGATTTTACAGATCAAGAGTGGAATCAAATTCAAAACGAAATGATGTATATTAAAGATATACAATATAAAACACTTGATAAAATTACAATAACAGATGAGCATATATCTTTTAATGGTATAAGACCATTTTCATGTGAAACATTTTTTTTAAATAAAACAATGAATAAAGATAAATTGTATGAAGATCAAAATTTATCATTTCACTTTTGCAAAACAAGAGAGTTTCCATACGATATATTTGTATGGCATATGCTGATCTTTTGTGCTGGCATGATAAATGACAAAAATAAATTTAATATATCAAGAGATAGATAAACAGTTACCCCCCTGCTTCGAGTGAGCAGGGAAAGTAACCAATAGAAAGGATATGAGTATGATTATAATGGATAAACAAGAACAAATCAAGAACAACATGGATGTATTAGTTAGTAGAGTGGACGACTTATATGACAAATTATATGCATTAGAACTGTATATAAAATCATTAGAAGAAACAATATATGAACTAAAGGAGAACGCATATGAATCAAAATTTTCCCACTAAAAAAATTGTTGAATTAATGAAAGTAATAGATAGCTTAAAGGATAAAAGAATTAAGCTATATATATATAATAACTTACATCAATGGGTGGTAGATCATGTTTCTAATAAAGTACAAACAGAAATTTTCGAACAGAAAAATAAGCATTAAAAAGTCTTTAGAAATAATATACAACCTTGAGTTTACAGGATTTGTTAAGTTAGAGAGGTTATGGTGGTGGCGAAACTTTATAGAGTACACCACCTATCAAGAAATAACATATCCTAAACAAGGTTTTATTACAGTGTTAAGACTTAATAGTACTCACAAACATCCTAATACTGTTAGAGTGTTAACTAAACAACAAGCAAACTCAGACAAGCGTGAGTTGCTTGTGTTAAATAAATTATATGGAAAGGAAGAAGAAATATATGAACGAAAAAGAAATATCAAAGAAAATTGGAAGAATGCTCTTAAACAAGAGATATGCTGAAAATAAAACACAGCAAGAAATTGGTAATAACTTACAGACTTCATTTCAACAAATACAGAAGTATGAGAAAGGTATCAATAGAGTGCCATTCCCTAAGTTAGTTTATTTGTTTAAATCTTTAAACATTAAATTTGCAGAATTAGATAATTTATTTGTTGATGTCCAACTCCCCAGTGAGTTGACCATGCAACAAGTGAAAGAGTCAATTA